GAAGGTTCAACGCCAGACGATGAACTGTTTGCGGTTATTTATACCCTTGATAAAGACGATAAATGGACCGATCCAAAAGTATTAATTAAGGCGAACCCAAACATTGGCATTTCTGTTTATCGTGATTATCTTATTTCACAACAAAACAGAGCAATTAAAAACGCCCGACTAGCCAACACCTTTAAAACGAAACATTGCAATCTTTGGGTAACAAGCCGAAACGCTTTTTTCAACATGGAAGAATGGGCTGCTTGTGAAGATGACAGTTTGACGCTTGAAATGTTCGAAGGGCAAGAATGTATTCTAGGCTTCGATCTTGCGAGAAAGAAAGATTTGACCTCAATGGCTCGCTTATTCTGGCGAGAGATTGAAGGAAAGAAACATTATTACAGTGTAGCGCCTCGTTTTTGGGTTCCTGAAGATACCGCGATGGATAACGACAACAGGCGAATGTCTGAACGGCTCCAAAAGTGGGCGAATACAGAAGAATTGTATTTATGTGATGGCGCCGAAATCGACTATAGAGACATTCTTGATGAAGCCGTAAAAGCCAATCAAAACCATTGCGTTATTGAATCCCCACTTGATCCACATGGAGCGACAAACCTAGCTCATCAAATGGATGATGAAGGTTTAGAGCCAATTACAATTACACAGAATTACACCAACCTAAGCGATCCAATGAAAGAACTTGAGGCGGCTTTAGGTGCTGGACGCTTTCACCATGACGGACACCCGATTTTGACGTGGTGCATATCAAACGTAGTCGGCAAGAATATGAGCGGCAACGATGATGTTGTGAGGCCTATCAAGGAAGGCGAAGACAGCAAAATTGATGGTGCGGTTGCTTTAATTATGTCGATAGGTCGTGCAATGACAGCGGATTCAGATTCAATACCAAGCATAGGATTATTATAAATATGGGCCTCAAAAACTGGTTCGGGCGCAAAAGTAACACGGTTATAGATTCGCCTGAAAAGCTTGCGGCTTATTTGGGTGCGGGCTATTCAACAGACAGCGGCATAACAATCACCTCAAAAAATGCCATGCAAATATCCACAGTCTTTGCTTGCATTCGGGTGCTTGCTGAATCTATCGGAATGCTACCTTTAGCACTTCATGAAACAGTAGATGGAAGCACAAAGAAAGTCTCAGGCACACCATTAGCGGCAATGCTAAGAAACGGTCCTAATGACTTTATGACGGCGCAAGAATACAAGGAATTAATAACGGTTCATTTGTGCTTAAGGGGTAATCATTACTCATACAAAAACCGTGTTGCTGGCCGTGTTGTTGAGCTATTACCATTAAACCCCTCGGCAGTAGAGGTAAAAGTCACGTCTGAGTGGGTAGTAACTTACAAGGTTACATTCCCAGACGGCACCGCAAAAGAGCTACCTCAAGATGATGTTTTTCATGTCCGCCTTTTTTCTATTGATGGCGTAAACGGTGTAAACCCTATTGAATACGCTAGAAACAGTTTGGGCCTATCAAGAGCAACAGAGCGCCACGGATCGAAACTATTTACTAATGCAGCTCAACCAGTAGGCGGCTTTAAAACTGACAAGGCACTACAAAAAGACCAGATAGCATCCCTTAAAGAGCAGTTAAGCGAATACTCAGGCGAAGGCGCTTATAGAAATCTTATCTTATCGGGCGGCATGGACTGGTTTCAAACAACAATGTCTAGTGATGATGCGCAATTCTTAGAAACTAGAAAATTTCAGCGCAATGATATTTGTGGCATCTTTAGGGTCCCGCCTCACATGGTTGGCGACCTTGAGAGAGCGACATTCTCAAACATTGAGCATCAAGGCTTAGACTTTGTAAGAAGCTCATTAATGCCATATCTAACGCGCATTGAATCAAGAATCAATAAAACCCTCGTTGCTAATTCAAATCATTTTGCAAAGTTTAACGCTAACGCATTGCTTCGCGGCGACATGGCAGCAAGAGCGGCCTTTTATACACAAATGGTACAGAACGGCGCATTAAGCCCTAACGAGATTAGAGATTTAGAAGACATGAACAGGCGCGAAGGTGGCGACATTTACCTAACACCATTAAATATGGCCATAAATGGCAAACCTATTACAGAGGAAACCAGCGATGCCGGAACTACTGAAAAAACGGCTTGATGCCGAATTAAAAATTAAATCCATTTCGGAAACTGGCGAATTTTCAGGCTATGGCTCTGTTTTCGGTTTTAAAGATGCTCATAGTGACATAGTTATCAAAGGTGCGTTTCAAAAGTCTTTAGATAACTGGAAAAGCAAGTCTGGCTTGCCAGCACTTTTATGGCAGCACGACATGGCCGAGCCTATCGGTGTTTATACCAAAATGGAAGAGGATGAAAACGGCTTATATGTAGAAGGTAGATTATTAATTAATGATGACCCTCTCGCTAAGCGTGCTCATGCACACCTAAAAGCAGGCTCAATCACTGGTCTTTCTATTGGATATTCACTTAAAGATTATGAATACGACACTCAAAAAGACGCATTTATTTTAAAAGAAATCGAATTGTGGGAGGTGTCTCTCGTGACATTTCCCGCCAATGAGCAGGCGAGAATTGCAGACGTGAAAACCTCGCTTGATGCCGGTGTTATTCCCTCCCCAAAAGAATTTGAAAGAGCCTTACGAGACGTGGGCCTTTCTCAGATACAGGCCAAGCGCTTTATGTCTGAGGGTTTCAAGGGGCTACGTGACGTAGACGAGAACAAGCCAAACCTTAAAGACCTTGAAACACTTATTAAAAACTTTGGAGTCTAATATGCCTATTGAAAAGAAAGACATTGAACAAGTAGCAGAAGTGCTAGAAGTTAAATTTAACGAAATGAAATCTGCTAATGATAAAGCGCTTGAAGCGGTAAAAGGCGAACTGGCATCCACCAAAGAGAAGGCAGAAAAGCAGGCGCATGATTTAGCAGAATTGCAAGCCTACAAAAATGACTTAGATGAGCAGCTTAAGAAGCAAGGCCGCATCGGTGGTCAAGGTGATTCAGCGAAAACCGAACACCGTAAAGCTTTTGAGGGCTTTATTCGTAAAGGTCAAACAGAGGGCTTGGAAGAATTAGAGCGAAAAGCCTTAAATCTTGGAGTTGATGCTGATGGCGGTTATGCAATCCCTGAAGAATTGGAAAGCTCTATTCTTGAGTTATTGCGCGACGGTACACCAATGCGCTCAGTCTGCAACCAGATCACAGTCGGTTCAGATACAGGCTATAAGCGCTTAGTCAATCTAAACGGCGCGGCTTCGGGCTGGGTTGGTGAAACTACAGCGAGGCCGGCAACTGGTTCGCCAGAAATGGCCGAAATATCGCCTTTCATGGGTGAGATTTACGCCAACCCAGAAGCGACACAGAAATCATTGGATGATATTTATTTCAATGCTGAAAACTGGCTTGCTTCTAGTATCGCGCTTGAGTTCGCAGAAAAAGAGAACGCGGCCTTTACCTCTGGTGATGCATCTAATAAGCCAAAAGGTTTCCTAGATTACGCTTCCGCAGCTACAGCAGACAGCGTCCGAGCATTTGGCACTTTGGAGCACATGCTTTCTGGTACTCAGGCGGAAATTGATGCCAATGATATCATTAAGATTATTTATAAGCTGAAAGCAGGATATAGAAACGGCGCGGCGTTTATGGGTGGTACTGACACCTTAGCGGACTTAATGGTATTAACTGACACAACAGGTCAGTATTTGTGGAGACCTGGCTTAGAAATCGGCCAAAGCTCAACATTGCGCGGCTATAATTTTGTAGAAAACGAAGACATGCCCGCTAAGGCCGCAGGCTCACAACCTCTAGCGTTTGGTAACTTCATGCGCGGCTATACAATCGTTGATCGTGTTGGTACTCGCAGCTTGCGCGACCCTTTCACTAACAAACCTTATGTTGGTTTTTACACCACCAAGCGCGTAGGCGGAATGGTTGCAGATTCTCAAGCAATCAAGCTTATTCAGTGCGCTGCATAATTGCTTAGTAAAATAAGCTGAACTAAAAAAAGCCTCCTTAATTTGGGGGCTTTTTTATGAGGTGAACATGATCAAGTTAATCAAAGAAGTTCGAGCCAGCGAAAACGGCTGCAAGATAGACGTTTATCAGGTTGGCGAATATGAAAGCTTGCCGCCTATCGCGCTCCAACACGCCAAAAACATTGGAGCGATTGAGGAAAACAAAGCACCACCAAAAAACAAAGCAACTGGTCCGAGAAAAAACAAATGAAGTTAAGACAATTAACGCCAGTTGATGAAGTTGTTGTGCCAATTAATATAGAAGATATTAGGGCGCACTTGCGAATTGAACACAATGATATGGATTCTTATCTTAACGAGTTAATTAGTGATTCATTAGACATTGCCGAGCAATACATTGATGGAATTATTGCAGATAGGGAGTTTGAATACTTTCTTGATCAATTTTCTAGCCTTATTGAATTACCTTTAAGGCCGATTGATATTGATTCAATAGTTGTTAGCTATACAGACGACAACGGCGACCCGCAAACAGTTTCAAGCTTCGATACTTCATCTACTGCTTACACTACAACCATAGCGCCCGATTATGGCGAAACATGGCCTTCTGTAGAAACAAAAAAAGATAACGTAAGGATAACTTTCACGGCTGGCTATAAGGCGGCAGAGGGAAAGGTCCCTGGCAATATAAACCGCGCTTTATATATGATCGTCGGAACATTGGACGACCAGCGAAACGATCACTCTGCAGGAGTTGAATTAAAAGCGGTACCAACATCCTCAAATTATCTTTTAGACCCGCACAGAAAGGTGACAGTGTGAGAGTGGGAAGAATGCGCGACAAAGTAAGCTTTGAAAAGCCAGTAAGAACAAAAAACCCGACAACGGGCGCAACGGTTGATTCTTTTGTAGTGGTTGCTAATCGTCAAGCTCTAATAGCGCCGGTTTCAGGCAATGAGTTTAACAGCAGCGGCGGGGAAGTGACCGCAGCAACGGCAACCATTACGGTTAGATATGATCGACTACTTGAGGCGCTTTCTAATGAATGGCGCATTGTAGATAACCGCAATAATCGAATTTACGACATTGAATACACCGACCCTATTACAATTTCATCACCCTGGATAAAAATTCGCTGTATTCATAGGTCTAAATAATGGATTTCTCAATGAAAATAGAAGGTTTAAAGGAGATGGAAAAAAACCTTTTAGCATTGGGCGCTAAATTAGGCGCAAGCACATTGAGAAGTGCATTAAGGGATGCAGCCAAACCGATCATGGACAGCATGATAGCCAATGCGCCGGTTGGCGCGAAGCCCTTCAAAGTTAAAACGAGGGGCGGCAATACTGTCACGATTGAGCCGGGCTTTTTAAAATCAAGAATAAAAAGAAAAGCAAGCCTAAACGCAAAAGGCCGCATAACACGAAAGTTTAAAAAAGATGAAGTCGCCATAGTTAAAGTGGGCGTGTTTAAAGTGCCTTATGTGGCTTATTTGGAATATGGAACACCTAACAACCCAGCACACAAGTTTATTCGTGGTGCTGGTGTAGAAGCCCCGCAAGCAATCAGCATCTTCAGAACACGATTAAGAAGAAAAATAGAATTGGCCGTTAAGCGTTTAGACAAGGCAAAAATTAAATGATTGAAAATACTGTCTATCAAATTCTATCAAATATTTCAGAAATAACCGCATTAATTGGCACCCAAATTTATCATGAGAACAACCCAAACCAAAACCAATCAGAATATTTAATATATCAAAAGACTTCACATTTCCGACCTTTGAATATTGACGGTTCAAGCTCAGTACAAAGTGCGGATTTTCAAATAGATATTTATTCAAGAAGCGAAGACACCGCGCGTACCTTAAGAGATTTATTAATAACCGCAACACACGGACAAAGCAACAGCTTATATTCTGAATCAATTCAGCAAATGTTTATTGATAATGATTTTTCAGGATATGACCCAGAAAACAACCTTTATCGAATCACAATCACAATTAGTTTATTTTTTTAAAACGAGGAATTAACCATGCCAAAACCTACCGTTGTTTCAACCATCGAAGTTCTAGCACAGGGCGCTGTATTGGAAATCAGCTTTGACGCTGGCACAACTTGGGCGGCACTCCCAGGTTTAGAGAAAATCCCACGAATTGGTACAGAGGGCTCATTTGTTGAAATGACCTCTATTGATGAATTGGTAAAACGATTCGGCAAGGGAACCAGAAACCCGCCTGAATGGGAGCTACCTTGCAAGCGTATCGGTGATGACGCAACACAGGATTTATTAATAGCTCGCGCCATTGATGACGAAAATGAAGCGCCTGTTAAATTTCGCGCGACTTACAGAACGGGCGATATTTTAGAGGCAGACGTTGTTTTAAACGGCTTTTATATGGATGAAGCTAGTCAAGGCGATACACCGCAATTATTCGGCGTAAAAGGCCAGCAAACCGGCGACATCGTAACTTCTAAGGTAGTTTAATTATGCTTGATTTTAATCAACTACTAAAAACATCATCTTTAAGAAAGTCTTCTTTTAAGATTAAAGGGTTGGGTGAGGTCGAGCTCACTGAATTGTCAGGCTCGGAAGTTGTGGAGCTTTTAGCGGCCACCACAGCAATCCCTAAAGAGGACCAAGCAGCAACACAAGAACACTTGG